ATATCCATGGCGTCGTTTTGCAAATCGTACGAAAGACCTCGAATTACTGAGCCTAATCCCCCGCTCATTATCGTGTGACCCTCGTCAACCCATGGCGTGGTTGTTATGTCGTATGTTTGTGTGTGCGGTGACATTAAGGCTATGGCCCCGTATAGCTTCGATCCTACGATTTCAAAATCTGTGAACCCGTCACCTACTGTCAATTCTTGCCTGTATTGCACGGCCATGTTCCCATCAAATACCACCAACCACCTGTTTTCCTGACTAAAATCCAACGGTTGATGTGTCGCCATGAGCGCATAGTATTGATTGTTGTGACGTATAACCTTGGCCACCCGCCACGTTGGGTTGTCCGGGTCGATTATCTGCACAAGCGGGATCCCCGCCGCTGATGTCCCGTCCGGTATACCCCTAGCAAACCCGCTTGGTAATAAGTTGCCATAATTACCTATTGCTGGTGGGCTTTGGTCCTCTGGGTCCGTTGAGAAGTATACACTATCGATCTGCCCGTTGGCTTGATTCGTGGCAAAATCAAAAACGAACCGCAGACGGTCGCCCGTGTTGATGCTCTCCGCCTCGTTGATCGTCCCCCGTACATCGTCGGTCAGTGCGTACGGTGTACCCGACTTCGCCCATCCGATGACGTCCCCTTTCATGTACCACTCGCCCGCCGGGTCTTCCAGATGGTTTGCCGTGGTGAGCATCATTTTGCGGAAGGGGTATGCCGCCGCCGACTCACCTCTAAACGCTTGCAGCATTTCAAGATAATACCGGTAGTCCATACCCTTGGCGATAAAGTTGTTCGCCTTTACCCGTTGGACGGGGTTGCCGTCACTGTCGAACGTTTCGATCGTGACGACCCCTTTTGGTTGCATGCTTTGCTTTTCTATCTCTTCTTTCATGTTTAACGCGCCTCCTTTAGTTTAAATCAACGCTAACCGCGTCCGTTACGGTTATGCTTGCGAATGTTACGCTTTCCGATGGTTGTGATGGTATTGGTGGCGCCGTATTGATTACCGGCCCGTCCGTTACCGTGTACCCTTCGCGCATGATAACGTCTTCGACGACGTTTATCTCTGGTCTTGATGCGCTCAGCCCACCCGCTAAGTTTTCGGCCTGGATTGCCCATGACGTCTTACCTTTAGGTATAGAGAGCGACCCCGCGTCCGTTTTCATAAGTAACCGCAGCCGGTGTGATCCCGCTTCTATCTTCGGTATAATGAACGAATAGCTAAGCAGGTGCTTGCCCGGTATAGCTGTCTGCGCGATCGGATAATCAACGGGCAACCCGTCGATATCGATAACGCCCTCGATGGTGGCTTGTTGCGATAGCTCGCCGTGAATGTTGATCGTGCTCATGGCGTTGATGTCTGACGTGTTGGTGAAGTCTAGCGCTATGACTTGTTTTAAGTCTTGCGTCCCTTCAAAAGGTCCCCGGCTATAAACAAGAACGGTCTGGATTCCCCCACCTGAGGTGGCCCCCGTACTCGACGGGTTATGGTCCGACATATCCTCGACCAGGTAGTTGAGTTCGATCTGGTTGTCGCTTGTGTCCTCGTGCTCTATTACCCGGACCACTTTCACGTTGACTTTTATATCCAGCTCGTCGTCCACGACATAGCCATATTGTCCGATAGTCACGGGCGCCGCGAGTTGCCCCACGCTCACGTCATAAGCTATCTGGGGGCGTGCTAACTCTCGCAGCCGGTCTTCTGCCTCTTTCTTTAGGTGGCCCGCGTATATAAACAAGCTATCCTCGAACCGTTGCACCTTGGTGAAGTTTTCCCGTGCCTCTTCTAATGTATAACCCTGATCGGTATACCATCCGAAGTCCTCGACATATTCGACCCCGTCGTTGACGCTTTCAATGGTTAGACCTTCGTTCCCGTACGGGTAGATGACGGTCGCCCGGGGCTTATACATGCGCCGTGTGACGTCGTTTAGGTTCTTGCGATACCTAAGAAGAAAACCAACCGAACCCGCGTCACTGGGCTTATATGACACCGTACGACCTACGCTGTCAAAGCTAAGGACTAACCCCGATATGGTCGCCAGTTGTCTGAGGGCGGCAAGTACCGTTATGTTTTCCATTCTCATGCTGACCGCGTTTTCGTCACCTAATACGCTTTCCACCGTGTACTTGGTCCCCTCTAGTATAGTCTGCGCCATATCGGCCACGCTGATAGCGACCTCGTCTATGGTGCATAGTCTTTCGGCTAGTCCCAGGTAATCAACGTCCGCGGTGATCGTCTGTTCTTGCGATGACTTTATCGTCTCGACCTCTGTCACCGTGTACCGGTTGCCCCTATAGACGAACTGCTGTTCGGGCTGTATGTTTTCCCCTATCGGCACGCTCATCGTTAACGTGCTCCCCTGTCCGTCCACATGTTCGACGGATAGATCATAGCGGGTCGTAATACTTCGCAAGGGTAACCCGTCCATGTCCAAAAGGTAAACCACGTCGCGCACGCGTATCATAAACTGCGCTCCGTATACGTGATCGATACGTCCGCCGGGATGTCAAGGCTTATCGTGTTCACGCCCCCTTGCAAAAGCGCGAACCCCCCGTCGACTTCTTTTACCTTCAGCTCATCCCCGACCCGGACTTCTAACGCGTCCGCGTCCACCGTGATAGGGTGACCGCTAAGCAGTACCCCGTTGTATGTGATCGCGTTATCGTTGATCGTTAATGTAAAACCCTGGGCGGTTGCTGTCGGCGTTATCGTTAGCGTGTAGGGCGTTTCGTATGTGCCCGCGTTCACGACTTCCGCTGTCCCACTTGTGAGCGGTCGCGATATTGTCGCCCCGTACCTAAACGGGTGCAGCGTAAACGTTACCCAAAACGACACGTCCGGCTTATAGTTTTCGGGGATGTCTGTCCCCGTGACTTTGCCCACGAACGTGTGGTCGGGTTCGTCATCGAACGCGATTTCGTGCTCTTCTTTCGAAAACAACCAGGACACAATCGCGCGCCGGTCGCTTAACCAATCGGCGGAGGAGTCGTTCTTTTTCAAGAATCGAACCCGCACCTGCGCCGCGTGTAACTCGCCCCAGTGGTGCGATCTAATGTCGCGGCCCTCTACTTGTCGATAATCTTCATTAAACTCGGGGAAGAGGGGTCGCTCACTATCAACGACGATCAACCCCAAATTGTTACTTGTTTGGCCTTTCATTGTGACTGTTTTCATTAGCTGACCCCTTTCCCTTTGTTGCTTCGGTCGATCTGTCTTTTGAGTTCTCGGCTGATTCTTTTTATGTCTTCGTCGCTTCTAACTTGCATATTTTGGATATTAATTATGACGTCCCCACCTTGGTTGCGTGTGTCGTCGTTGTTGTTGTTTCGTTGCGGTTGTTGCGTGATCTGCGGTGCGTTCGCTTCTATGTCCGTCGTAGATGCGGCCATGTCCGCGCTTGCTTTCGCCACGCGTCCACCCATGTTGATGAGTCCTTTCTCTAAACCTTCGCCCGTGTATGTCCCTATTTGTTCGAATACCCGGGACGGCGAGTTGATATCGAGGATATTCTTTGCGCCTTCTATAGCCCCGTCGACGAGTCCACCTATGCCGTCGAGCAATGCGCCACCCATCGACGTCACGCCGTTGATAAGTCCCTGGATCATGTCCTTGCCTATCTGCATGAGGTCGATATCTTTAAGAAAATCGATGACAGTTTGGATGATGGACTTTATACCGTCCAGCATACCGTTAAACGCACCCAGTGCGCCGTCTTTAAGGTCCCCGAAGATATTGAGTACCGTGTTAAGAATCTGGAAGAATGAATCAACGACAAGGGCGAGGTTCTCTTTTACGGCGTTGACAATATTTGCCATTACTTCCTTAATCAGTTCCCACGCTTCAGTGAATCGGCCGGTCACAATAAGAAGGATAGCCGCGAATGCTCCTACGAATATGTTTTTGATGATTTCCCATACGTTACCAAAATAGGCGACGATATTATCCCATACGGTTGACACGGTCTGGCTTATCTGTTCGAATATACCCGAGAAGAACGTGGATATACCCTCCCAGAACGGTCGCAACGTGTCGCTTATGTTTTGCCATAGGTTGGCCAACATAGCCCTGAGCGCTTCCGTTTGCTCTGAAAACGTACCGGTGATCGTTGACCATAAATCAGAGAAGAACGTCGCGATTCCGCCCCAATCGTTCTTCAATGCCACCACAATGGCGATCAATCCCGCGACGGCGGCTATAACTAAACCAACCGGACCCGTTAGCGCGGCGAATGCGGCGCCAAGTATAGGGGCGAGCGTCGACATTGACAGGAATATCGGCGTCAGCGCGACGATAATACCGTACAAAATACCGACGGCCGTAACGACAGCCATAACCGTCGCGGCTAGTTTTGGATTTTCCGCCATCCATGTCGCGATCTTACTCACGACGTCCGCGATAACTTGCAGAACGGGACGAAGTGCGAACATGATCTCCGTCATGGCTTGCTGCATCTGTACCATCGGGTCAGAATCAAGCGTGTCGATTGAACCGGATACGCCGTCTACGCCGTCCTTTAGTGATAGCGTGGCGTTGTCCGCGTTCGTGATCGTTTCTATAATGTTCTGCCCTTGGTCTTCCCATATGGTGCCGAAAATGCCGACCCCTATGGCGTTCTTTGCCGTCTCGTCCTCTAACGTATTAAGCCACGCCGCCATCTCACTGAAAGCGGCGTTTCCTTGTTCTCCTCCGTTAGCGATTGCTGTTCCCCATGTTGCGAACGTGTCGGCCATCTTCAACGCTTCATCCTCTGGCAGAAGGCCCAGCGCTTCCTCTAGTGCCCCGCTTAACCCGGCGCCAAGTTCTGACGCTCTGATGCGCCCTTCTTTTAGCCCGTCAAGTAGGTTGTCAATGTTCCACGTGCCGGTGTCTACGCCGGCCCGGATGATGTTTTGAACGTCTTCCGCGCTATAACCCGCGCGCGTTAATTGTTGCCCGTATTCGGCGATAATGTCTAACTGATCGGGCGGGAACCCTACCTTGATGAGAGAGTCGGCCATCCCGATCGCTTCTTGTTGGGTTATGTTTAACTCTTTCGCGATCTCGCGCGTCTCTTGTATAACCTCCGTAAAATCTAACCCGCTATAAGATCGGGTAAGCGCCCCCGCTTGTTTTACGATATCCGCGTTCGTGGCGTTGATCTCTTCCAGGGTCGCACCGGCTTCTAGCATCTCGTCCGTCGTTAGCGCCCACTGCCTGCGGGCACCTTCTAACGCGTCCCCTGGGTCGATTCCGTACGCTTTTACGTCTGAGATGGCGCGCCGTACGCTTTCCGCTGATTCGGGGTCTATATCCATCGATAGCTTGATGTCCGTGTCAAGGGTGGACACGTCGAGCGCCTTGTCTATCGTACCCTTAATCCCCGCACCAGCCACGACCCCGCCAAGGGCTGACGCTAATTCATCAACGGCCCCGCTTGCGTCGTCGGCTTCCTTTTTGACGCCTTCAAGGTCTTTCTCTACTTCGTCCAGGTTATTCGTTGAGCCTACTTGCTTAAGCTCTGTCTCGAACCCTCTGAGCTGATCCTCTGTCTTGATAATCTCGCGTCGGAACTTTCGGTACTTATCTTCGCCAATGTCGCCCCGTCTGAATTGCGATTCAACGTCGGCCTGTGCATCTTTCAATTGGTTGAGCTTTTTGGTCGTGTTTTCGACCTGCTCTGTTAATAGTTGTTGCTTTTGCGCGATCAGTTCGACGTTGCCCGGGTTAAACTTGAGGGCTGTCTCTACTTCGCGCAGCTCTTTTCCTAGATCGCGGCTTCTTTTGTTAACGTCGGCCAGGGCTTTGTCCAACCCCTTCGTTTCACCGTCGATCTGTATCGTGATCCCTTTTATATTGTCGGCCATACTGTCACCCCTTGTCTGTCATATGACGTTAAGGGGTTCGCTGACCCTCGGGACTGATCGTGTTCAATGTCTTACAGCGGGGGCACTTGATTTCAATCTTGCCCGTGCTGTCGTCTGTTTTTTTAAGTAAAAGGCGGCTGCATGATTCGCAGCGCACCTCTTTGAGCGGTTTCACCACTCTATCACCACCTAAAATCGGTCCATGTCCGCTTGCGTTGCTTTACGCGTCGCGGCTGGTCGTTTTTTGTCTTGCTTGTTCTGCGTGATATATGTGTCAAAATAATCGAGGCACATACCTACGGTCATCGTTTCGAGGTCTTCTGATGTCAGTCCGACCTGCTTTGTCATGTAGAAAAATGTGTCACTGTCTATCGGTTCCGCTGACCCTTCGACTTCGTCGCCGGGATCGTCTTTTTTTTTGACATGTTGCCCAGGCTATGAAGCATTAAGTCCATAAGGTCCGGCAAGATTTCAAGCGTTGGGTCGTAATCGAACCCATCAAGCCATGAATCAAGGTCGGGGGTGCTTCGGTCTGCCGTTTTAGCTAAAACCCACACCATGCGGCGGAAGATATCGAAGTCAATATCGGACAGCACGTCCGCGTTATCGATGGTAATATCTTCAACGCCTTCCATTTTTTTCATAACCGGCACCAGTTTTAGGATGTCCTGGAAGAAGTCGCGGTTGAATTGTGATTTGTAAAGACGAAGGGTCAACCCCGTCGACTTGAACGCGATGGGGTCGCCGTCAATCTGAATTGTTTTTTCCATGGTTGATCGCTCCTCTGTGGTTTTGTTTTTGGGCTATTATACGACGGCCACGTCTAATATTATGGTGCGCGTGACAGATGGGGTGGACGCGTCTAAACCGTGCGCGATGTTAACTAGATTAGCTGACGTCCAATTCGCAATGGTCACGAGGTAGTACGATACAAAGCCACTATCTGCTGGTTGCGCGTATGTTACCGTTTCGTCGGTGACGGTGAATGGGTCGGGTCCGACGGTTTCGAGTAATGATGGTTTCTCGCCGTAAGCAGACCCGTCAAGTCGTAGAACCAATCCCGTGCTGCCGTTGGCGCTTTCGACGTTAGGATCTAGAGAGAACTCTATGAACGTACCATTTACGTCAGTAGTGTTATTACCGAGCGACGGCTCAATGATGGACCCGCCATTCGTTCCACCTTGTGTTGTAGCCGTAATAGTCATAGCTTTGGGAGGTTGAGTTGGCGGGGTCACCGTACCGCCTGACTCATAAACCGATTGGTACCAATTGGCGTAAACCGTTTCGTTAGTGGTCGGCGTTGAGTTCGCTTTGACGAGGTAATCAGATTCGCGCGCGGACGCAACGAATGACAGCTCGTCCGTTTGTGGTTCGGGTGCGTCGTTTTTAGTCGTACCGTTGACCCCTGGACGGCTCGCCGTCACATTATACAAGACGTGGCGCTTTGCTTTCTTGTCCCCGTCGAATTCGAACATAAGGGCGAAGTCTGACCCCTTGTCTTGCGTAGATTCTAACATAACGCCATCAGCTGATAGAGTCTCGCCTAAGATCACGGTCTTGAATGCGTCAGGGATAAGCGCCATCGTCAGCGTGCCCTCATACCCTTGATTGTTGGACGCCGAGTAGTACAAGATGTCATCCGCGTAGAACTCGATCATATCGCCCCGCGGGTCTAGTGATAACTCGACCGCGCCGGGTACTTTCACGGGTGTTTCGTACGAAATCGAACCGTCGCCGGCCACGATCTTTTTGGCGTAATGTACGTTTTTAAGTCCAAATTTTACCTTATTTTCTGCCATATTAAATCAACCTCACTTCGTATAGTTTTTGGAATACTTTTTCCCCATCTATCCACCGCTGAGAAGCCACGTACGGGATATCGTTATCCGAAAAAATAGACTCGATTGAGCGCTCTGCGTCCAGGTCTTTCCCGCGGGTGTATAGCTCGATATCAACGTCGGTCATGTTGTAATAGTTGCGATCGTCCGCGTACAATGCTTCATCGCTTGGCGTCATGTACGTGATAAATGGCGGTGGTGGTGGGGGGTTGTCGTCGTCTGTGTCAAAATGTGAAAAGCTGACGGGGTAGCCCGTGCCGTGTAACAATGTAACCAACTCACTAAGCGTCATCGTCCCAGCACCTCCCGTGTCTCATCTAATACGCGCCGGATGACGTCCTCTTCAACGGGGCCAATGTGGGGGATTCCTGCAACCCGTCCACCGCCGACCTTCGCGTGCCCGTGCTCTAGTAGGTGCGTCAGTTGATAGTGGTCACGGTTATAGATAACATAACCCCCGGCCCGGTTTTTCTTACGTGCCCAGCTCTTAGCGTATGCGCCCGTGTCACGAGGGTGGCTGACTTGCTTCAACGCTTTGACGGCGTCCTTTGATACGTCGTTCTGTACTTGCTCCATCTTTTCCTCGACCTCTGAGCTATAAGCGGCAAGGGTGGCGGCTATGGCGTTCGATAGGTCTGCCGCTTTAATACTAACCATCGCCGATCACCCTTTCGCATACAATCTGGACGCGCTCGCCTTTTTCACTGACGCGCGTCACTTTATACGTCACGCCCTTATACTCGACCAACTTTTCGCCGTCATACTCGAAAGCATGCAGGGCGAACTGTTGTTCGGGCTTCATACCCTTAGCCGACGCCTCGTAGAACTCTTTTAGTCCTACGCTCATCTTATTAACAAAGACCGTGCGCGGCGTTTTTGTTTTGATAGGGTTGCCCAGTTCGTCGTAAGTCGTGTCCGTTTTGATTAACTTCAAAATGTCGTTATGTCGCATGGTGCTCGCCCCCGTAAACCATCAATCGCTTCTTTATCGCTATATACGCGTCGGCTAACCTGTCCGCGTCGGGGTTATCATAGCCGAAGTAGGCCTTACAATAAACCACGACCGCGCGCTTAACCAAAGGGGACACGGGGTCGATAATGACTCCCCCGTGCGCTAAATCCGACAGGGCCGCGTCTATGAGGTCGGTGATCTCACCGTCGAACGCGTCGACGGTTATGCGTAACGCTGTTTTAACGTCTTCGATCATTTATCATCACCCCGCGGTCACATTGACGACGACGGTATCGGTTAGCCCGTTGGCCGTTGTCGCTGTGATATTTGCCGTACCTCCACCTACACCGGACACAAGCCCCGAGCCGTCGACCGTGGCCGCTGGCTCGTTGTCGCTTGTCCATGTGATGGCGCTTTCTGCCCCTTCAGGCGTTAGCGTATAGCTAAGTTGACGGGTAGCCCCTACGGTAATGTTGTTCGTTTTGAACGTGACATCAATACCGGTCGGGGTTTGGGGGGTATTAGGGTGTGGGTGTGGCAGTTCCAACCGTTAAGACGGCGGCCGCTTTGTTGTTCGTAAGCGTACCCTCTGCGATAGAGTGCCCCGCGATTGTCACGACTTGCTTTTTGATGTCCTTATCCGACTCGATCGTGATATCTTTCACCACGTTGAAGTAGAATTTGGACGGGTTAAGGATGAGCACCTCACCGTCAGCGATCGCGTCTTCTTCTTTGACCTGTTTACCTAATAACCGGCCCGCAACGTCTTCCTTACCGTCACCGATAAGCGTGTACGAGTTGTCAGGGTTTTTCATAGCAGCGATGGCACCGTAGATCGTTGAGCTGTTAGCATAAACGACGGCCCCGCTTGACGCCTTGATGACCGATAACAATTTAAGGAAGTCAGCCGGTACAAGTGTTCCCGGTGTAGCTGCGTTGATTTTGTTACCTGCTGGCGTGTCCGCTTTAACTTGAGCCACGACGTCGGCCGCCATGGCTGCGCCTAATCGTTCTGCGATTTCGTTAATGATATACGCTTCAAAACGGGCAGGGGCAAGGTTGAGCATTTTCACCGATACGTCCACGTGCTTCTTGAAGTCTTTACCGTTTAGCTGGACCTCTACGAACGTGTTTTCCTCGTCGGCGTTGGCCACGCCTTCGGCTGTTTGAGCCGCATCACCTGCAACGATAGCCGTGTGCTTGTGCACGATAATAGCCGTCCCGTTACGCTCGAACTTGACGTCATTCAATAGCGGGTGCTGCTCTTCTAATTGGCTGAAGATCCCGTCCGCAATCTCAATCGGTACGACAAGCGACCCCGTATTTTGCGTGGTGTGGACGAATGCGCGTTGCTCGTTCTCGGTGAATGTGTTTTCTTTTTTCATAAGTGACTTAATGAACGCGTTGCGATATTCTTTCGAATCAGCCCCGAACGTACGTTCTGCGCCTCGTGATTCTACCTGTTTATCAATCACGGTTGCCTCTGTGTCGTTAGTTACTGACTCAATAAGCTTTTTACGTCGTTCGACGCTTTCGAGTAACGTTTTACGCTCTTCGCGCAGCTCGTTGATCTCTGTCTCTAATGCGTCAAGGTCTGCGCCTTCTTTTTCGATGTCTGTCTGGATTGCTGCCATACGTTGCTCGATTTCTTGTAGTCTATTCATTTTTGAATTCCTCCTCTAATAGTAACGCTTTAAGTTTTAGTGCTTTTTTTCGACGCTCTAGCTTCTCCAGCTTCTCGGCTTCGATCACTCCGTCAAAGTAAGACCGCGTCTGTATTGTAGTGTCGTTATTCGCGGGGATGCTCACCGCTGACACGTCATACACTTTTCTGATTTTCTTGACCAATCGGGTGCGCGTGGTCGTGTCGTATTCGTCTTCTTCGACAATAAAACTCCACGACATTTTGGTCACTAGACCCTCGGCAATATCGTTATACAATTCGCGCGACGCGTCTGATTTGCTAAGGTCAGCCCCGATGAATAAACCATCAGACCGGACGTCAATAACGAGCGTCCCGTTGCTGGTTCTAGCCATTACGCGTCCCTCGTGGTCATATTGCATGATCACGTCGGACATATCAGCACCTTCGAATGCTGACGGGTCGATTTGCTCGTACACTTTCACGTTGTCAAACTCGCGCATGACGTACGGTTCAAAACGCGCGGCGTACCCCTCGACATAGTAATCGCTGTCGATGAGCTTTTTTGATTCACTCTGCGCCGGGTTGAGCTGGGTCAGGACCCTATACTCTCTGGTAGATACCTTCGGCATCCTCATCGCCTACCTTTCCGTATTCTTTTCTAATGTATCGTTCGTCGCCGCCTTCAACGTGCGGCAGGTTCCAGATATCGTTTACCATGTTAGCGGACAAAATGCCACGGTCAAACAATTGGGTCGACATTTGCAATTTTGTCGCGTTGCTTGCATATTGTAAACGATTGGAAGAAAACATAATGTGATTCCCGTGGGCGATCTCGTTCTCCGTGAATGTCATCTTGGTGAGTTCTAAGCCAAGTTGCAGGGCGAAGGGTTCGATTTTTCCCTC